CAAGCATGGCACAGTACCACATCACATCACCTAACTCATATCCTATTTGATTCAGCTTTTCGTGATAGCCCTCTCTGTCTGCACCGTCACGTATCAGTTTCTTTACTTTGTTAGCAATTTCACCAGCTTCCCCTGTTAGCCCAAGAGTTAAATACTCAAGGGCTTTTTCTTTTGGGAATATAGCAGTCTCTGCTGCCTTTTGTTGATACTCAGTGGCTGTTATATTACTCATGTTCTTTCTCTCCATCCATCGTTTAGCATCTTCCTTTAATCCCATTGTATTTGCCCTTTTCTAAATTCTCATAGTAAGCAGCATTCCATCCACGTACCCATTCACGATGCTGCATTGTATTCCTGTTCATGCCGCTGTCAGCAGCAAAAAAACCTTTTTTAGCTTTCCTGCATCTTCCTTTTTTAAAGGCTTCATAGCCCCACTCAAATTGTATCTTGAGTGGAGCATCATACTTACTTAGTCCATTACGTCTCATTATCTACTTCCTCTTTTTCTTGTTTAAGTTGTGGTTCAATAAAATATTTAGTAAGCATTTCTAGTTTATCGTGATAGGCAGCAGCTTTATCCAGTTCTAATTCAATAGTCTCAATTATGTCTGAATGTTCACCAATACCTACCGTACTATTCATATACACCTGTACGTTTGCTAGGTGTTTGTTAATATTCCCTGTAAAATAGGAACGCAGGGAATTAATTAGAACATCTCTCATATTCACTCCTTTCTTTTTCGGGGTTAGGGTAGTACACCTCAACCCATGATTTACAACTAGGACACTCAAGACAACTAAGTATAGTATATCTATCGTCCGTCAGTTCATCTGCATCGTGGTCTCCAACCCACCTTAGTTCTGTATTACAGTGCCAGCAATTCATCACGCTGCCTCTATATCTACAATCTCACAGACACCTGCAGTACAAGCCAACTCACGTCCACCTGTGGTGGTGTCCTCTTTCTCAAACTCTTGCAACAGTGACCAGTCTACATTCTTTGGCATCTTTGTCAAGAAGTTTTTGTATTCTTTTTCATCTATGTCCTGATAAGGTGCTTGCTGATATGTATGTTCACTGAACGGCAAGAAGCTGATGCCTGATACTTCATCAAAGTGATTATATACCCAAGCACCTACATCCATCCACTCGTGTTCTTTAACACTGATCGTAACAGATGGCTTGTGTTCACACCAATGACGCTGATACATAAGCCATAACTCAAGCTGCTCAATGGCATTCATTTGTGTCCGTGTGACTGCACCAGTAGGTGACTTCATAGGAAAGCTGAACACTGTGGTGCTGTCTGGCTTCATTACGTCTGCCTCTGCAGGTATGCCCTGTGACATAAGGAACTGTGTAAGTGGGTCTTTATTATCACCACGCACAGTGCGTATGTAGTGGGCATTGTGTCTGGCATGAATACCTGACGCTGCATCTGTAAGCTGCGATACAGTACCACTTGGCTTGACACAGGTAACAGCCGTTGACTGTGGTATACCTATCTGCTTTGCCATAGCTGCGTTAGTCTGTATAGCTACATCACGCAGCAAAGTAAGAGTAGTCTCTAGCTTT